TTTCTTTCGAGTTTTCTTCAACTTAGGTTTCGGAAGTTCGTCTATGTGTTCCCTAAAGTAGAGAACCTTGTCCCAAAATTCCTTCATGATTGGGAGGTACGTTTTCCACCACTCGGGGTCGCGCTTTACGTTAACTACATCGAATTCTTCTGGCAGTGGCCAATTAGTCTCCGCGGGCTTGTATTGGATAAAATCTGCTTCATCTAGGTCTAAAATCTCCATACACAGTTGAAGCTGTGGCATGTAATGACCGGGTACTTCCCCGGGGATAATCTTTCGCTGAGGAGGACACTTAATCTCTACCAATTTACCACTCTCACTCACACCATCCGGGCTTCCACCGAGCCAATTATGTACCGGATGGGGAACGAGACCAATCTCGTGAACAACCTCACCGTGACGCTGTTCGTAGAGGATGCGGGCTTCGTCCTCGTATTTCTCACCGTGTTTCGTTGCCGCGTTACCGGTGAATTTTTCACCGAGACCACATTTCTTAAGGAGTAGATCATCAGGGGTTTGGTAAGGATTTTTACCTATAGCTGTCGCCGCGTCGGACGCTGTGAGCATTTTTCCACGAAGGGCGAGCCATTCTTCCGATTTCTGAGCCGCGTATTCCCTTTCAATTAACGCCTTAACATTAGGGTGCATAATAACTTAACTAAAGTTGTATCTTTTAAGTTCATCTAGAACCTGAAAATACATCTGGGCTGCATTTTGCTCGGCTTGTTTCTTGCTTTTAGCGACCCCTCTCGAGCGAAACATATTCTCGATGTAGATGTCTATGTAGAAGAGACCTTCGTGATGAGAAACGACGCGGTACTCCGGGAGAGCCCACCCGTTCACTTGGCAATGACGCATGAGATGGTCTTTGTAGTTGTCATCAATCATGATCGAATTAATATCGACGAGTTTCGAATCTTGGTAAATTCTCAAGATGAATTCCTTCGCGTGAATGAGACCAATATCCATGTAGATCGCACCAATCAGGGCTTCGAACACATCCTCCAAAATCTTAGTGTTATTGTTCCAGCCGTTTCGCATACCCTTCTCGTCCATGATGACAAGTTCATTAAGACCCAACCCCGCAGCAATTTTAGCGAGTGTTTCACCTCGAACCAGTTTGGTTCGAGCCTTCGTGAGAAAACCTTCTTGACGACTTTCGAAACGGTCAAATAGGAATTTAGTGATGACGAACCCTAGTACAGAGTCACCAATAAATTCAAGGGTCTCGAATGATTCCGTGAATTGTTCATACTCCTTTAGAGCAGATTTATGAGTAAAAGCCTTTTGGTACAAATCAAGGTTTTTGATCTTTGTACCAACAAGTTGTTCAGCCTTTTCTTTGGTAAGGAAGTTGACCATGTTGTTATTTAATGTACGTTTTTATTTTTTAAGCCTTCTCCTCCTCCTTCTTGACGTAGTGAGGAGAGAGGTACTTCTGGAGGTTAAGGTAGGTTACCTGAACGTCCGCGGGGGGAGCGAGGAGATCGCGGAGCTTGTCGTCGAGGATAATCTGGCGACCGTTCTCGGGGTGCTTAAGACCCTGCTCGGTGATGTACTTGTTGATAAACTTGGTAACCTCGGAGCGAGAGATGAGCTCGCCTTCGGGAAGTCCAAGAAACTCGCGCAACTTAGGTGTCACATCCTGCTTACGGTTGAATCCGTTGTTCTCGGCGCGCTTCTTCGCCTTCTCACCGTTGGGATCCTCCTGGGTGTTCTTAATCTTACGGATGAGCTTGGTGAGAGTCTTTACGTCGTTGCGGAGAGCGGCAAGTTCGGTCTGAATGGTTTCAAGAGACATTATATCTTTCTTACGGACCTAATCTTTAAGTCGATGTAAAGTAGACCAAAAAGAACCGTGATTAGCACGAGTATTAAAACGGATATTCCAACCTGATCAAACTTCTCCACCACCTCTACTTTCTTTGGGCGCTGTATGATTCTAAACGGTTGGCGACTACCGTCATCAGGACACCCCCCGAAGCAGCAGTCTTCTTGACACGGCTCCACGACAGGTCCACGACGCACCCCACAAAACTGTTTCTGTTCATCTTCGTAGGCATAACACCTACACTCGTCTATCAGACTACAGACCATATTATTATGTCACAATATAATAATGGATGAACAAATATATTCGAAATCCACCATCGAAAAATTTTTGAATGAAAATTTACTTTTCAATGATGGTAAACTGAAAAAATATTACGACCGAAATCTTCAGAGAGATCTTGGTAAGTTCAGGGCTCGTGTACACAACACACACAGCAAAAAGGATTTTGAAAAAATCATGTATGTTCTCGTGACCGATTCCATTCGAGACATAATCATAGAAACTATCGGTGAGATATCTGAACACATGAAAAATATGGGTGATGTCATCGTGAGTGGGGGAGAAGCCTTCAATCTCTACGTCGATTACAACGACCGAATCGTCACCAGTGATATAGACGCGAAATTTGTTCCTAGAATGTCCGTGAATCCACAATACTTTGGTAAACTTCAAGCCACAAAACTTATACTGTGGGACAAACTGGGAGAGATCGCCAAACGCTTGGGCCCCCGCGTAAAGCGACGACTCATAACCATGCGTAAGAAACATCCTAAGATATTCAAGTTTTTGGGTATCAATTTCAAACAGGGAGCCCCCGTCATCACACGTCGGTACACACTCATCAAGAAGAAAAAGACCGGTTCTACGAATCAACCGGCGAAAGGTGATGTGTTCATAGACGTGGAATTGTTTGCTCTGGACATGAATATTCGGTACTTTTCCCCCAAATCCGGTAAGATAGAGGATTTAAACATCGGTGGCATTCTCGACATACCCTTCATGCGCCCGAAGGAGTTTGGCTACGAGGTCGTTCTTTCTAGGCGTCGGGGTATCACGTATCGTAATTTGGACACCGGTAAACTCGTGACGAATAACAAGGTGTACATCGCGAGCAAGGAGTTTTTGATAGAAGATATCTATCTCATGCAGAAACTTAAACTTCGTCCAGAAAAGAAGGAAAAGGATCGCCAGAGACTCGTGAGGTTAGCCCGCCTCTTCGATAAACGCATCAAGATGACCGATTCCATGGAAGATGTGTTTAAACGTGTACGCGGTAAGATTATTCGAAAAGGTGCCCCAGCCACAAAGAAAAATGCACGCGTTTCCATGAACCAGGCTAAACGCATCGATCCTTACAAATACAAGAATTTTACGACGAAACCTTCAGACGATCGACTTTCTAAACAAATGGTTTATGGTTTCAAGAGTGCGGTCAAAAACACCAAGGTGAATGGATACGAAAAGTCGAGTGGTAACAAACGTTTCAACCTCGGCTCGCAGACGTGGAAGAATGTCACGAATAACTCCTACGTTAAGAATGAGTTTAATCTCAGACCGAAGAATTCTAAAAATTTACCAAAGAATTTCAACGTCTCGAACACTTTATACGGGTTCAAACCCAGGCGAAACATGTGGGTAGATAAGAACGTGTTAAATAAATCGGCTGCCATACCCTTTGTTGGGTTAAAGAAATAAGACACAACATAAACATAAATGATTTACAACGCTCCTGCTAAGGGTGAAGATGGCCTTTATTTCGTCAAGACTCTCAACGACACCAAGCGAAAGTGTCTCATTCAGCTCAACAACGTGAAGGTTGCTGACGTGTCAGGCGAAGTTGTTTTTGACCTCGCGTCCGAGGCGAACCTCAAGAAGATTGAGGATGTCGACACGGCCAACCTCGAGGCGGCGAACGAAAACTGTGAGTCGTGGTTTGGTAAGAAGCTCTCTGATACGGTCATCAAGGGTGCGTACACCCCCAGTGTAGTCAACGGTCAGCTCACAGGCGATCGTATCGAGGCGACCAAGGTGTTCGATGCACAGCAGGAGGTCGTCGACTTTGAGGTGGTGCAGACCGGTAAAATGTGCAATGTCATTCTCGAATTTGCCGGACTTTGGTTCGCCAAGAAGGCTTTCGGTTCTTCGTGGAATGTTGTCCAGGTCAAGGTGCACCCCGATCCAATTCTCGATGTATACCCAGACCAGTATGCATTTGTCGATGAGCAAGAAGAATAAAAAAATTTGTTAATAGTATATAAAAGATGTCGATGTTCAAGGGTCGTAGGCAAACCATCATGATGCTCGTGGCCATCGCTGTTCTCATTTTTCTTCTATTCAACATGAACTCCAAGTCTGGTTACGCGATCGTCGAGCGTGAGTACTCGGCGTTCGGTGCGGCCCCCTCCAACGGCCCCGCCGCTGCCCCAGCTGCCTCTGCTACTGCTTGTGGCATGAACAAGGGTACCGGACTTGCCTCCTCCCTCCTCCCCCGCGAGGTGGCTTCTGATGAGGACTTTGGTGAGTTCGCCCCAGAGGACATCCTCAAGGGGCAGAACTTCCTCGAGCCCCGTCAGCAGGTTGGCTTCCCCGAGACTGTCGGTGGCGCCCGCCGCAACGCCAACCAGCAGATCAGGGCTGATCCTCCTAACCCCAAGGACCCCTACGTTTGGAACAACTCTACCATTGTTCCCGACACCATGCAGCGTGGTTTGTGCGCTTAAAGATTAGACACTAGACCTGTTTAATAATGACTACCGTTTCTAACGAACTTTCTGAGAGCGTCTCCAAGCTCGTAGAACTTACAAAACAACTTTCTGAAGCGAAATCTGATATCAAAATCCTAAACCAGGAAGAGAAGCGGCTCAAAGAGGCGGTCAAGACACATATGGTTTCTAAGGGTATTGATACCATTAACCTCAGGAAGGGGAAGATTAGTATTCGTAAAACTGTCAGAAAGGGCAGTATGAACAAGGATGCGATCAAGGATGGTCTACTTGTGTTTTTCGCGGGTGATGAGGCCAAGGTCGAAGGCGCTTTAAACGCAATCAAGGATAACCTCAAGACGAAGGAGTCAACCTCACTCTCGTTAACCGGTATAAAAGATAAGCCCGAGAAAGAAGATAAGTAATTAACTATGGTCTGGAGCCAATACGTATACGAAGCGTCCACTGGATTCGAACACGATGCCAGTGATGACGATGATTTCATCGATGACACTCCTCTGAATATTGAAGACTGGGAAGTCGAATACTCAGATGAATTGCGATACATGTGGGACATGATTAACACACTCATGTATGACGCCCATATCAACCATACAGGGAAGTTTTGTGATTTCGTGGAATTCTGTTTTATGGAACACGATTCCTATCAGGAACGTGTCACTTGGGAACACCAAGAAGAAACTGGGTGGTACGAAGAGAGACTCGCTCACATTTGGAGAAATCTCAGGCGCTGCATCAACGAAAATGGTTTGCATGGATACATGATGCGTGGTGCAACATTTTACCACTTCGTAGACTTTGCTAAAAATTTTATGAGTATATATTAAATGCTTCCCCCAAATCTTACTGCTCAAAAAGTGGCTATACCTGCGGCTCTTTTTCTCGCGCTGAGCCCCGGTGTTGTTCTGACCACCGACGGCTCCAAGGTTTCTTTCGGAAACCGCAAAACCAGTCAGATGGCCATCTTCTTCCACGCGCTCGTCTTCTTCCTCGTATACAGCCTCATCGCCCGGGCTATGGGTCTTGTTCTCACCAGGAACGATCTCATCGTCAGCACCGCGCTCTTCCTCGCGTTGAGCCCTGGTCTTCTTCTCACCCTCCCCCCTGGATCCGGCGGCGTCCTCCGCTCCGGTCAGACCAGCCTGAACGCCGTTCTCGTGCACTCGATCGTATTCGCGCTCGTGTTTGCGCTTTTAAGGCGTCAATTTCCTCAATTCTACTAAGTAGGAGGATGAAGTACTTGGTACTGGGACCAGCTTCCATGGGTATCTATTCTCTCATAGGAGCGTTAAAGGCTCGAGAGACACAGCTCGCCGACGTTAAAGAGATATCAGGATCTTCCGCGGGTGCCATATTGGCTTTATTTTTAGCAGTTGGGATGTCTATTGACGAAATTTTCGAAACTTCACTCGAACTCAATATCCCCAATTTTGTTAAGATACGTATAGGCTCCTTTTTTAACAAATTTGGTTTTGTTGACATGGCTCCTATACGTAAAAAATTGGTTGAAATTTGTGGATCGGATCCCACATTTGAAGAGTTGGAGATGAAGATATACGTATCGGCGTTTTGTATGAATACATCCGAAACAGTCTATTTTTCAAAGGATACCCATCCGGACATGAAAGTCATAGACGCCGTGTGTATGAGTATGGCGGTACCGTTTATTTTTGCATGTGGCAAATACAATGGTAATACGTATGTAGATGGAGGGATGAAAGAGGAATTTCCACTTTCACCGTTTTATGATAAAAAGGCGCACGAGATTACGTGCATAAAAATTAAAATGAACCGAATGTATCAAGACGACATAGAAACACCAAAACAGTTTGTAGAGACACTCGTACGATCAGCTCTTTCAAATCGTGTCACGTACGACGCACCAATAGAGATAGTAGAAATCAATGTAGAAGATACGAACGTGTTTGATTTTGGTATGGATTATGAAGAAAAAATACGGTTATTCAACAAGGGGTATACTTTTTTATCAGCCTATTATAAATGAATGTGGATACATTCAGAGTAAGGCTGGCTGCACTACCTTTTCTTAGTAAGTCAGAAATCGAGTCTTACCAACAGAGGGTTCAACAGGGTAGAGTAGA